TACCAATCGATATAATCTCGAAACCCTTGAAAGAACCCAAGACTCCCGGCGTATTAAATGCGCCGGAGATGTTCTTGATTACTGTATAGATTGGGTCCTATTTAATAGAACCCTTTCTCGTGTGGTTAAACCACACGCAGTTTTGGAACCTTCCAAGGCGAGGATTATAACAATTTCTCCATTTGCTGTAAGCAGAATCATGGGCCTCGCTGCGCATATCTTGTCACCATGTCTAAGACATAGGCACCAGACTAGGTCTGGTATGACAAAAGATAGGCATCTTTGGCGTATGCTAAGTCAAACTTGGCACCCCCAAGACAAAGTCTGGGGTTACGCTAAAGGTCAACCAGTACTTAGTACTGATTGGAGTGAGGCAACTGATTCATTTACTCACCAGTTCGCAAGAATGATTTGGAATCAAATTCTAAATCATCTGAAAAGAGTTGATGGGGCACCGCTGGGGTTTTTAAAACTCGCAGCGACCCTGCATACGCAGTCAAGAATCGTGCTTCCCGAGAGAAGCTCGACTCTTGACCCCATCGCCCTTGATGAAATATGTCTCTCTAAGAGAGGCATATTCATGGGTGACTATACCACGAAGATGATCTTGACCTGGGGTCAAGATGCAATCGCGCGGTATAGTCTCTTGCAGAGCTACAACATTGTAGGCGATGACTTCATCGCAGCTGGTGAGAGGGAGAAATTGGAGACCTACTTAACAGCCGTGGAGGACACAGGTGGGAAGATATCTCTTAGAGATACCTTCATATCCACCCGCATTATGTTCTACTGTGAGGAGATGTCGTTGGTTCCAAGAACCACGACAGATCTTCCCATAGTAGCCATAAAGCGTGGCAAATCTAGGATTTGCTATGTGGACACTCCACGGCTTCGCTTGCTTATTCCTACTTGCACTGAAACCCAAGGTTTCAGTGGTGTACAAGCAGGCAGGTTTTCCCTTCTTGGAAAGGAAACCCTGTGGGTAAACGGAACACACCCGGACAAGGTCCGGTTGTTTGAAAGAGCTCAGCTCTTTCAACATATTCTCCTACCGCGGGAAGAAGCGACACAATGTCCCTTCACTCCCGTGGAAGTAGGAGGAGATGGTTCCTTTACCCGAAATAGCAAACTGTTCAAAGAAATCATTGAAAAGAAAAGTAAGAATCCTAAGGAATCTTACTTTAGACTTTTCAATGTTTATAAGAACAAAGTAGGCCATCGATTAGTACAATCTGACACCCTGAACCAAGTGACCACCAAATATAGGATTTGGATGCCAGCTCT